TTATCCGCCTCCAAGTGAAGCTTGGTTGGCTATAGACTGTTGTAGTGCGTTGGCATCTGCTAAGTCTTGTTGTACGACATAGGCTTGTACTGCTTGTGATCCTAAAGCGTCGTTAAATGATTGAGCAAGGTCTGGCGTTAAAGCAAGCTGAGCCCCACCACCGCCTGCACTTGGACTACCCGAACCACCACCTCCGCTAAGGTTAGGCGCGCTTGTTTGAAGACCTTCAGTAGCCGCGCCCGCTTGGTTCATTATACCTTTAATTTGTGCAAACGAAGACAGCACTAAACCAACAAGCGTCGCTGTGAATCCCGGTGCGCTAAATACAGCTCCCGGCCCTGTTGCAAGTGCTGAGGCTTGCGCGCCTGCTATTGCGTTAGAAAGTGCAATACCTTGGTTGACTAAAATTTGTGCCATAGCTAACTTCTTCTGTCCTTCTTCCGTTTTAGCCATAGCATTTAGAGCATCGAATCCGGCTTGTACTAAACCAATATTAGCGGCTTTGATAGCTTCCGTTACCGCCAACTCTTCCGCTTCTTTTTTCTCCCTTGCCTCTTTATCTTTTGCGTCTTGCTCTTTTTTCTTATCTGCGGCTTCCTTGTCCGCCTTATCAATAATAGCTTGGCGTTGGTCGGCAAATTTCTTCTGTATTGCTTGACGTTCTTCTTCGAGTTTTTGTCTAAGGTCGCCTTTTACTTCTTCGCCGTTAGCAATAGCTTCCGTTTCAGCTTTCAACAGCCTTTCCGCTTTTTCGGCCTGCTTGTCAAGTGCAAGTTGTTCGTCTGTCTTTAGGTAGTCTTTGTATTCTTCTATCCTCTTATCTTCTTCCTCTTTCATCAAGCGTTGCGTTTCTTTTATCGCTTCTTGCTTTTCCTTTTCTGCGTCTGCAACTGCTTTGGCTTCCGCGGCGGCTTTAGCCTCAGCTTCTTTTCGAATAGTGTTTATCTTATTGTTCAGCGTCGTCTGCAATTCAAAGGACTCAGTGCGCACGTTAATTAAGTCAATTTCTAACTGTGCAAGGTTGTCTAATTGGTCTTCACTCGTATCGGACATTTTGGAATCAGCAAGTGCGATATCATACGCCTCTTGTGCGGCCTTTTCTCTTGCCTCCATCAATATCTGTTCAATTTGAATCGCTTTTTCTGCGTATTCGAGTCTTTTCTCTAAACTGTTAGAGGTGTCCTCGGCAATCATATTGAACTTCTTAATCTTCGCGCGACCTTTTGCAAACACCACTCCCAGTTGACGTTGGGCCGTAGCCAAAGATTGTGTCCTCGCCTCTAACTCTTTCGCCTTCTCAATAGCGTCCTCCATCGTGCCAGGAAGCTTTTCCATTTCCTTGTTGTAATTCTCAGCCGCTTTTGTTACGCCCCCTGTAAATAGACCGGCAATCCAGCCACCTACCGCTGCCAAGTACCCCTCTAAACGTTCCATAATTGCTCCAAGTCCGGCCATTTCGACCTGCATCTTTTTTGCATTCTCGTTCGTACTCATAAAGGCCGCTACTAAAGCACCAACAAGAACAACGATTGCCCCTATACCCGTACTTATCAAAGCAACCTTTGTTAGCTGTAGACCTTTGATAAATGAAAGTGTACCCGTGTAGGCGGCCTTAAATCCGCTAACCGCGCCCATCGTCATTTTATCCAAAGCACCGGTTACACCCTCAACGCCTGTGCCTAAATTATTAGTGGCTTCGTCGATGCCGTCTATTTGTTGAGCGGCTTTATCAGCACCCTTTATGACAACACCTACTTCAATTTTTTCAGCCATTACTTCTTGCTTTTAGTCCTTGTCTTATTTTTTTGAAGAATCCACGAAAACCCGTGTCTTCATAGTAACCATATAAAACAAGCCCGTATGTATCTTTTATTACTTCTTTTCTTTGAGCGAAGCGAAGCGTCTGCGGGATTGTCTTCCCTACGTTGTTTATGAAATTTTTCATTCTTGTTGAAGGTTGTTGCTATTTTCCGTAAGTATGTTACCAAGGTCTTCCAAGAGCAAAAGATTGGTTGACTTGTTTTGGTCGGGGTTGCTTATGTCAATAAATGTAACCGAACAATCTAAGTGCCATGTAACAACGCGGTCGGCCGATCCGGCGCAACGAATAACTACGCCTAAGTTTTGGTCAGCAAAAGAGCCTGAGCCTTTACTTGCGGCAAGCGATACAGTTCTTGTTCCGGCGTCGCCATCAGCTTGTGCAAAGTCTGTCTGTTCTGCTCCGCTTGTTGTTATTGTTCCGTCGATATTCTTTGCTATAAACGTAAACACTTTGAAAGACGTCGAACCAAAAGAACCCGTGCCTGACGTTCCGGAATAGTTATCGCTTTGTATAGATAGCGCACGAATAACAAAGCGCGCCATAAAGTTTGGCGGTAGCAATAGGTTGCCCGTTTTGTCGTCGTTACCTGTTGGAGTTGCGTTTGATAATGTCGTTCCGTATGTCGTAGAATAGTAAACAAAGTTCTTCTGCGTTGAGTTTGTATTGCTCACGAAGTTTGTCCCCCTTATTGATACTTCACCAACTACCGGATTGAAGTTCTGCGCTTGCTTGTTTTTAAGAGCGTGAACGCCTCCAACATTAGTCACAAGGCTTTTACCTTCAAAGGCTGACGTATTTGGATTGTTGCCGTCGTTGTTGCCGTTACCGCCTCCACCCGGGCCTGTGTTCCAAAGACAAGCCGAACCGTTCCAATAGTAGTGCGCTTCGTTACAACACTTCTCTGTACCGCTTGACGTAGTGCCGTCTGTTGGATCGGTGAAGACAACCGTGCCGTCTTGCAAGAATCCCGTAAGTTCAAGGTCGCAATCTTGATCGGGTTGCACTATGTTTTGAGCTTTAAACGCATCCAACTTTTTAAGCAACTGAACTTTTGTAGGAACGTCGGCAAACGGTTGATAGTTGCTTATTTTAAGCACGCGGTATGGCGTGTTCTTTATTCTTATTTCGTCGTTAAACTGAAAGTTAAATATATCGTCAGCCGATAGCATCATCGAGCAATTTACAAGCCTTGCCTCGTCGCTATAAATGCCCATCAGAAACTGTTGCCAATATCTTGCAAAGTAACCCTCTGAACTTGGCGTAGAACCAAAGACTGGGTTGTTCATAGCCGGCATCGGTTGCCAATCCCATAACAACAATGGCGAATCGCTTGCAATGTTATTGCCGTTATTGTAGAAAGGTAAACAAAGCGGATAAGAAGTAAACGACGTTGTCCCGATCTTAAAATAGTGGCCCGCGTCTATCGCTTTTAGTCCATTGTAGTAAAACAACTTCGGCAGTGCGTTTGAGAGAGGCCCATTTGTGTCTATTCCGTATCCTTTGTGAATTACAACGTTTGGATATTCCGAGATGTCGGTGTTGCTTATTTTAGGTATTGGCGTAACTAAAAACGGCGCAAACTGTGGCTGATTCGATAACGTTCCCGAAGTAAAGTCTAAGCCTACCTCGTCGCGATAACGTCCAATAGCGTAGTCGTTAGCTTGTTGAAACTTAGCGTTGTCTAACGTTTCACCGAGAGCGTCTTCAAAGTGTATGAACTTATTACGGATTGAGTCGGTCGGGGTTATCGTAAATTCTTTTGAAGCGTCGAGCCTATCCGTCCAATCTTTTGATGAGCCGTCGTTTATATAGTCTTGCCAAGGTTGCACTTGTAAATTTTGTGCGTCTTGTGGATCAGTTACAATACAAAGGTTAAAGCGTTCGCACAAGTCCTTAACAAAGTCAACCTGTTGCATATCAGGCATATTTTGTGGCATCGAAGCAATACCGTTTGTTAGTTGGCTTGCGTAGACAGTTAAGAAAGTACCTGCGCCGTTTAGCCTTATACTCTGTCCGCCTGCGCTATTGTATATAACGCCACGCATTGTTACTTGTGCTGTCTGACCGGCTTCAAGGAATAGTTCAAAGTCTAAGACAGGGGCGTCATGTGTTCCTGCTGTTGCCGCTACTAAACCGTTAGTGCCAGCCGCAATTACTGAACCACCATTCGGCCCAAAAACACCGTAGCCAATTTGTCCGCCATAGTTGCCGACGTAGGTTGCAGTGTAGTTAATGTTTAGCTGTCCGTAATAGTAGCCTGTTGCCGGTGCGGTGAACTCATAGGCCGTTGTACTCCAATTGTCAGCCGCGTCAAATAGTGCCGGCGGGTTACTACTCACACCAACGCCCGAGTCGTCGTTTAGTGGGACGGGTGTTAACCACTCCGATTGACCACCTACTGTTGTAAACGTGTGAACCGTTGCTTGGTCGCTTGCTACACACAACCCAAGTACACCACGCGTTGCAACGGATTCTCTTTGGTTGCCTAACGTCATGTACAGTTTTGTCCAAGCGTCAGACGTTAAAAACGAGTTAGACGCTAAAGTGTACCCGGCTTGGTTTACTATCTCTTCAAATAGGTGCGCTACTTTTATTGCAGGCTTGAACATATACGGTTGCAGAAAGTTGTCTTCTGCTAATCCGCCTGTTCCGTATTGGTTATTTTCGTAGTGCATAAAATTATACTCACCTGCTAACCCGTAGTCGGCTAATGGGAATATAATGACTCCGTTGCCAACCGAACCTTCTGTAACGTCATTTGAGAGCGTCCACGAGTCCGAAATCTTGGTCGCGTTTAGTGCAACGTCATAGTCTACATTTTGAGCGTTTGTTGAGCTTATAAATAAGTCAATCAACTTCTTGTCTTTTAGCTCTTGGAAGATGTTAGCTTCCATCCCAAACACGGCAACTTCGAACTCTTCGGTCTTCGTGTGTACGTTTTTAAGTTGTAACGATCCGCATATAATCGGTACACCGTCTACTCTTATTTCTGCGTAGCACTTTTGGTGAACGTTGAATCTTGCTGCTTGCAAACTTTGAACGGCCGTCGGTTGAATATTAACGTCGTAATAGTACCCAAAGTATTCTGAGTTAGTATTTGAGAAGGGAAGCCTAAACGTCTGCGAGAACGGGCTAAATCTACCTAATACGTTATCGCCTCTTCCTACTTCGTAAGTCAAAGAAATTGCGCCCGGATTTGCTAAGTCAAGGACGTGTTGTTTGCCATGCACCGCATTTGCTGACGCTGGCTTTTGTTCGTATGCTACAAGTTCAATCATTATGACAAGCCTCTAAATGTTCCGCCTTTTGTTGTTGGCCTTTGTTTTGCGTATTTAAATTTGATTTGATACAAGAACGGTTGACGCTCGTTAACGCGACGCTTCTTCACGTAACCTGTGTCGGTAACTGTTATAGGTGTAACGCCTAATCCATCAGCGGCTGATATTAAAAAGACTTGTGGCGACAGCATCAAAGTTTCGAGAACGGCTACGTCTGCATCTTGTAGCAAGTCTGTAGTTGCTGTTAGTTCTTGCGTAGCGTCAACACGTGCTATTCGAGTGCCACCTTGTGTGCCTCTATACTCAAAGTCTTGTGCCGCGTCAGCCGTGTTCCAATTGCCGGCCACTTGGTCGAAGGATTTGCGGCTTATTGTGTCTGCATAGTCGTGCCTTAGTCTGAACGTTTGGAAGTCCCAACACCCAAGCGAATTTTGCCAAGCTACATACATTTTCGTGTAGTCGTCGTCTTGGTATATGCTTTTGCAAGTGTTGATGTTAAAGCGGTAGACTGTGCTTACAAGGTCGCCTGTTGCACTTGGTGTCGTAGTTGTTCCGGTAACACCGCAAACTTCGTAGTATGCGACTTGTTCGTTAACAAAGAAATCCCTAAAAGTCGTGTCTACTGTTTGAGTGTCAAAGTTACCCGGCCCGCATCCGAAGAACTGTAGCTTGTCTTTGTCTGCACTTACTGCGGTATTTTCTACACCGCCATCCGTTCCCGGTATAAAGTTCCGCGAATCAAGTAAAACATTAGACGAATTGTACAACGCGACGTAGATACTTTTTAGAGTGCTACCAAAAGGCGCGGTGTTATCGTTAAAGAATCCGAGAACATAGGGTTGCTTGTATTCAACTTCTACAAGAATAGGCGAAATAGAACTGACAAGGTTTGAAGTGAACCCTTGAGTATTTGCGGTTTGACGATCCGACAAAAACAAATCGCGGAAGCTGTCCATATTGTGTACCGTTGTCCAAAGGTTGTCGCTTGTGTAGGACTTAATTCCGGCGTCCCATGTGTTTAATCTTGTTAGTCCTGCGCTCATGAACAAGTTGATGTATTCGCCGTCTATCTTATTAACGGTATCAATAACAGGATTTGCCGTCGCTGATGAAGCGTATTCTTGCTTGAAACGCATCTCAATTTGTCGCACGCTTTCACCGTTGCTTGAGCTGAATACTTTCGTTGTTGCACCACCAACACCACCCGTATTGAATATTGTGTTCGTCTGCACGACTGTGCCGGCGGTTGTGTCTTGGTATGCGTTGGTTGTGCTAAAGTGTGGCACTAATAACTTGTCTACTCTAAATACTCCTGCACCTGCGGTGTTCGGAAATACCTTAACGCGGCTAACCATAACGCCACCAACATACACGTCGGCAATGTATCTAAACTTAAAGTTAGACGCACTTGCTTGCTCGGTGCTTGTTATAACATACATAAGTTGTTCGAATACGCCGTGTACGTATGCGGTGTCCGGCCTTTGTTGTACTGTCATACTCATTCTACTTCGAGATTAGGGTTTGTTTGTAGTGATTGTTTTATAACTTCCGCGATGTCTTTGGTTACAGCATCGTTTAAAATTTTAAGGGCTTTGACTCGTAGACGCTTCCAAGTGCCACTTATAAACAGCGTAGGCTTTAAGCCCCTATGCCATATTGCGCGGCTTATCGCAAACACAATCGACTGACGAGGAACAAAGCGGCCCTTCTCGTCCCTTGTTCCGGATATGTTCTTCTGTACCGTCCAACGATCAATCGCGCTACGTAGTCCCGGCTTTCCTCTTCCGCTTCCAAACTTGAACGGCGATTCTGATTGTTTACGAAAGATGTTCTTAGAAGCACCTTGCACACCCTTATCGACGTACTCCCAATAGTCCACCTTCGGAGTCATATTCATATACATCGCGCTTTTATTAGCACCGACAAACACCTTCATCGAATTGTAAAGCGCACCGGTGTTTACCTTGTCTTGCATCTTTAGCGAAGTTCGTGCGTTCTTACGCCATCGCTTACCGATGAACTCTAAAGCCTTCTTAGTGTGTGTTGCCGGATAGTTAACGCCTCCGACTGTGAATTGAAGTTTGGCCATTAACTAAAGGGTGCAATGCAAAGGTTGTTCTTATTCGATACCTCTATTGTTAATGAACCACTCCAACCCGTCAGTTCGTTATCAAACCGAACGGTAAACGGTGTACAAGTTATAGGCAGTTCGACTTTGTAGTCGTCATCTACTGTTGTGTTAGTCGTTGCGAGTGATTGTATGAATTGATTCAAAACGTCGTGCAACATTTGAAGCGTATCTGAGTACACTTGGTTTCGGTCTGTTAGGTCTGTTTGAATCATGTCAGCTACCAACAACTCCAAGTCGTAGCTCATAACGCCGTTGTCGATGTTTGCGCCTAATATCTCACAATACAAGAACGGGTAGTTCGTTTGTCCAAGCTTGTCAATGTCTACTTGATCCAAAGGGCCAGCCACGAAATGCTGTAGCATAAGGTGGTCGTTGGTTATCGTTTGGAGTAGGTCAGTTATTTGTATGTACGATTTCATCGGTATTGTTGTGCGTCAGGGGACTTGCCTTGTCGGTTTTTGTCTTGTTCATAAGCTAAATATGTGAAGGCCGATTCTATTTCAATTTCGGTTGCGGCTTTGATTTTTAACGCGTCTCCTCCGGCCAAAGCGTGGATGATAACATACCACCCCCACTTGTCGGACATTAGATTTCCTTTTCCTCCTCCACTAAAGAGTTGGCTAAATCGGTTGTTAAGCTCACGCCTATAGACAAAAAAAAATTGGTTGCGCCCAATACAACTGCCATAGGTAAATCATCCCAATGGTTCGGCAATACGTCGCCGGTGTATTCTTCTATTGAGTAGAAGTTCCCCCCTTCAATTTTAATAGGTCGGTATAGTATGCCCATTATTTCGTTTATGTTTTCAAAGAAGCCTCCGGCGCAGTAGGTTTCTAAGTCTGCAAACTCGCCGACGGTTAGCTTTGATAGGTTAGGGTGGAAGCCATAACGTTCCCCCTTGTAGTCAATCTTCTTTACAAGTTCTTGGTTGTTCTCCTCAGGATCGTTAATTCGTTGCACTATTTTGCTTATCCTTTCAAGTTCTGCAACTGTAAGCTTGGCTACTAAGTCCGGCGTAAGGTTGCAAAAGATACCAATGGATTTCGCTAACCATTCGGTGCTTCCTTCCTCAACTGTAAGGTCTGCTATTGATTTGTATTGTTTGACCGTTATATCGGCCATAGAGTCGGGTACAGTTATTTGCATTAGTGTTTGATTTCGATGAATAAGCCCCAACATAACCAGCCTATATTCAGCGCGTTTTCTTTGGTGTCTATTAAGATAGTCGGGATTAAAAGTATTTGGCTTTCGGTTTTTATGATGCTTATTTCCATTATGATATGTAGTATTTACCTGAGTATGGTGCGCCTATGCGGTTAATGCAAACGTACCTCACGGCGTCGACGATGTGGTTGTTTTGGTCTTTGGGTTTAGATAGCTGTGTTCCGTTACGGTCTACCTCCCATTGATAGTTTCTAAATTCCTTTTGTGCGTTAAGTGAGTCTGCAAGTATATATAGCTTGTGGCGTTTCATTATGTCAATGCCAAGACGAATACTGTCAGGGCCTTTCTTAGATGGCTTCACGTTATGCCCGAAGCGGTGTAGTTCTTCGATTGACTTCGGTTCAGCACTATCGCAAATTATCGGTGTTCGGTCTAAGTTTAGTGCCGTAAGTTCTTTGCTTATGTCGTGGTTAGTCATGCCTGTCTTGTATAGGTGTTCTTGAATATACAAAGAATAGTCCTCCAACCATACAGATACAAGCGCGGTCGGATCGTTCGTGAACCCCCAGTCCATTCCATACGCTACAAGCTTTGCGCGTTCCGGTATTGCTTCCGCTACTTGCCATTGTGGAAATACTGCGGCTGTATTAACTCCGCGCTCGCCGAGGCCATATATACGCCAGTAGTTAGCGTCCGTTTCTTTAAACCTCTCAATCTCTTCAACAACCGACTGCTCAAGGAAGGGGTTGTCTTTGTATGTAGTCTTAAAGAAGTCTACGTCGTCGCGCTCTAATACGTGGTCGTATATCCAGTGGTATTGGTCGGACGGGTTAAAGTCGAGCAACGTCTTGTCCGTTGTTCTCAATATAAGCTGACGCCAATCTTCAAGACTTAATTCGTTGGCCTCGTTAATGTATAGAATATGACGCTTACGACCTCTTAGCTTTTGCGGTTGGTCTGCGCTTATAAACTCGATAAGGTTGCCAAATAGTGTGTAGGTCGCTTGGCTCTTGTTGTGGTGTTCTTCTTTGTAGTGTCCGCCTTGTGTGAGTATGTCAAAGAAGTCGCGCATTACTGACGACCTAAGCGCAGGAAATGTCTTGCGGACTATTGTTATAACCGTGCCGGCACTTCTGTTCTTGTAGCATAGTTCAATAAGGCTCTGACAGATTGAGTACGTCTTGCCCGATCTTGTGCCGCCTTGGTGTACTTGAATCTTAGCCTTGGACTTTTTAACGTGGTAATATGTCGACGGCTGTTTACTCGTCATCGAACCATTTGAACGGCTTCGGTTCGTTTACTTCTATTTCTTGCTTCTCTACATAGCCTCGGTGCTTGCCTTTAGTCTTTAGGTAGAAGATAGTGCTGCTCGGTATCTTGTTTTTGATTTGCTGATGTAGTGAACTCTCTGCAAAGTCTATCGCGCTTTCTTGTATGTCCTTGACCGCATCTTTGTATTCTTCGTCTTCTTCTAACCAACGGTAGTGCGTGCGTCTTGATATGTTGCACGCTTTAGCGGCTGTGCTTACTACTCCAAGCGAACGCTCCAAAGCTTCTAAAAATTCCTTTTTATTGTGTGCCATTTGTTACTTTTCTTAATGCTTCTAATATAATTCCGCCGACATACTTGTCTTCGTCTTTTAAGTTAGATATAATATCAAAAGCAATGTCGTAATCTTCTTCTTCAAACTCAATTTTAATACTTGGCTTTTTAGGCTTTTCTTTTGTTGGTTCTTCTTCTTCCCATAAATCAAGCCCCCATTCATTTAAGTCAGTAACGTCCCATTCGTTAGCAAGTATATCCCAATCCCAATCTCCAAAGCTTAGATTGTCTTTAATCATGAACTCGTCGCGCTGTGCTTTCGTCCAATCGCTAACGTCTATAACGTCAACCTCTCGGTATCCTAATTCTTTAAGGACA